TTCAATGACTGCATCTACCTTCAGGTAGGTAATGATAACTTCGTAATTGAACAGAAAGGTGATCCTGAATCTGCTGAGTTCGTAGGTACTATTTCACGTACTGATGTTATTCCGCCTGCTCATACAGAGATTGCAGCAGATGACGTAATTGTTTTAGCAGCACTCAGCAATGTAGCAGGGTTCTGTGATAATTTAATGGAATCGCTGGTATGAACTTCTCCTTCGACAATATAGGCAAGCAAGCACCGATATGGATGAACATCGTGTCCCGCACAGGACTTGCATTAGTTGGTGCTATAGCTGCTGCACGATTAGCAGGATATGATGTTGCTGCACTACTTACTGTGCGTCAACAGCAAGTATTAGCCGCTTGTGTAACAGGGTTCTATTTCATTAAATTGTTTATGGCTAAAGATAATGCTGATCCCCAGTAAGCTAATCTACCAAGCTATCATAATGGCTATCTGCGTAATTGCAGGGATGCTGCTATGCAAAAGCTGTCATAAACCATCGTCTACTGAATATATCAAGGGTGAAAATGATACATTAATTATTACTCACGATACAACGGTAGTTCGTGATAGTTTGATTCCTGTCCATGTGTATTACACCGATACTATTCATGATAGCGTATTAGTACCCGCTTCACTCGTTGATACTCGTATCTACGAAGATAGTATTCTTGACGGTAGATCGAAGACAGTTGTTCGTGATAGCATTCAAGGGTTACTACTTGGAAGGTCAATGAGTATGTCGCACGCTGATTGGACAATTACTCGTGTTGATACGTTGCTTAAAGTGATTCAGCCTAATGGGTTATTTTTAGAACCTGCTGTAACGTACGATCCACTGAGCCGTCAGTATAAGGTTGGAGTCGGTGCATCATTATATCTTAAGAATTACTCACTAGGGTATTCGTTTGATGGAAGTCATCAGGTACGGGTTGGAGTGCGGATTAAATAGTTCCGATTACAGGACTCGAACCTGTGACCCCTTGCATATGCGAGCAAGTATTCTGACCAACTGAACTAAATCGGAAGTTTATCTATTAGGACTCGAACCTAAAACGCTTGAACCAAAATCAAGTGTGTTACCATTACACCATAGATAAAGTCTTTAACTATCTTAACATTCCCTCAAGCTGCTTAATTGATTTTCCTTTCAGACTTTCGTCTTGTTTTTCAGAGATCAAAGTTATGATTTTTTTGTTATGTTCCCTAATTTCTGCCGCCTCTGTAGCTGCTTGGGCTTCTTCTACTTTCGTATTCAGTACATCAAGCACAAGGTCAAACCTTAATTTAGCGGTTTTATCTTTAGGCGATGATTTTACAATGAAAGATCGTTTGCCGGACTGTTTATGCTCTGTTTCAAGCGCAACAGCTAATTCATCAAGTTCATTAACCGATAAATCCCATAATTGCTCAGTTGATAATAGTCCTTTGTTTGTTTGAAAGCGAAGTTTTTGTTGACTTGCTAATTTGAAGTTTTCCATGTTGTTAGAATTTAATTTTTATCATTCGTTTGTGTGTTCCTTGTAATTTAACTATTAATTCGTCACGGACAGTTGCGTTAAACCCAAGTCCAGATAATTGCTTGTCACTAGGTTCAATCATATTAGTCGCTCCTAATACTTCTAGTACTTTTCTATGGGCAGCTAATTCAGGCAATAAATTTTCATTATGAAAACTTCTTATTGCAGACGGAGTTTTACAACCATCAATCATGAATAAGTAATGCTTATTCCCTACATTGTTATCTCCCCAATGGTTAGGCGATAAGCAAATTAGATTTACTTTATGGAACTGATTTGTTTCGATACCATAGATTTCTTTAGAAGATACGCCTGATTCCGGTAGATGATGTTTAATGCTGAACACTCCATTTGCAAGTGAAACCTCAGCAATCATAATTGCACTATTTTGCTTTACAGTTTGATTTAACTCGTAAGAATAAATCTCTCCATCAAACTCTATTTCTGCCTTAAATCCTCTTGAAGAACGTTCTGCAAATTGATGGATAAATAATTTATAAGTCCCATTTTGCATTGAGTTTAGATTCGGATAAGTGATATTCTCCACCGACAATTTTCCATTAGGTTGTGTAATGTCAATATCAAGATTACCTCCTGTATTGTAAGCACGTTTATGTCCGAAATAGATTTCTTCGCCATTTGGCTCAATACAATGCAAATCTAAGTCTGAATTATCTCCATTGTCGTCAGCCCACATCATAGAGAACCTTAATACTCCATCAACCCTACCTCCTTTAGACTTTACCTCTTCTTTTATTTGGCTTTTACCTGCAAGATTTCCGTTAAATGTCCAAGAGTAATTATTATCCCACTTGAATATTTTTTTAGAGTCAGGATTATTGGCAGTTGTTAAGGATACTAAATTACCTTGGTGATTATTGCCAAAGAATGCTTCTACAGAAGAACAAGTTGGTAGAATGTCTTTCATGAATTTTTCAATACCCACTTCTTCTACTCCATCGAACTCGCTTCTTTTATGTCGAGTTGAATTTGATTTTACATTGTCAAATATAGATACTGATTTTACTTTTCCATCTCCTACATTACTATGTAAAATCTCTGAAACTTTAATATCGTCAATAGTTGCTAGTCTACGGTCAAATGATTCTGCATAGCCATTCTCCTCTACAAATTTTTTAGCTTCTTCAATTTGCTTTTTAGTAATAGGCGCAGACGCTTTCATATAGTTAGCAGGGTCTACTCTTTTATTCCAAGACTCACAAGCCTTGTTTAATTCTTCACCTTCAGATAATTCCGAACATAATACTCCAATCAATTCATTTCTAAACTTAGCAAACTTTAATCCGAATGAAGTTACCCAACACCAATTATCTCGTTGATCTGCTGATAATTTATCGTACGCTTGTTTCAAAGGAATAATCTGCTCAATCTTAAACAAGTGAGTTGTTCCGTCTAGTAAAGAACCTTGATTGATTAAATCTTTCACAAGAAATAATGTATCTAAAGATATTGTTTCCATGCTACGCTGAAAAACATTTTTAGCATCTCTATACTCACCCATGATAGACTCTACGGATTTTCCTGATTGATCTACGAACATCTTATCAACGAACAGATGCAAGTGATTAAATGTTCTGACCTCGTTAGGTTTTACCACTCCGTATTTCTCCGCTTCTTCTTTTGTGTAGCGTTTTGGATTGCTGATTACGCCTAATTGAAATTTTTCGTTAGATTTAGTGCAAGCCTCATAAGGCATAGCGTGTAATTCATTAAATGTTTCAAAGAATACTTCTGTAATCTTAGACGATTTAACTGCATCAGTAAGCGTTTTTGCTGTGTTAGCGTACTCTTCATCTGCTTCAACATCGAACATGGTAGTAATATTGTAGTCTTTGTCAATAGAAACTACATTTCCATATCTACGAATAAAATTCTTGCAGTGATTACAATTATGAGAAGTGCTTTCAGGGTCACGAAAAACAGGATCGTTTTCTTTTGTAAATGAGCTTAAATATAAATCCCAAATTTGCTGACCAGTTAGTTCAACACGAAATAATTTTCCTGTAGTTGAAATCTGATTAAACTTTTCCTGTATTTTTTTGCTGAAATTTTTCATTGTTGTCGTTTTCTTGATTACACCAACTATCGTGCCAAACTATACATACCAATTCGGTAACACCGCATCCACCCTGCGATCAGGAATCCAGTTGTCGTTAATCTTAGCAAGCTGAATATCCTTTAGCAGTAATTGATTTTTATAATTCGCCTGTTCAATATACTCTAACGGTAATCGCACTAACCTATAGTCGTATGGAAAATCATTTTCAATAAACAAATAGTAATAAGAAGACACTTCCTTTCCTAAGCAAACTCTTATCGCTTCAACTTGCATCGCTGCCTGCTGTGCATATTTAAAATTAGCAATAGTCCTGTTATAATCATGTAAATCAGCAGTAGTTTTCACATCCAATATCATAACTGAACCGTTATTCATTAATACATATTGGTCAAGCCTGCTTTTTAATGGAAGGTCTACATGAATCTCAGTTTCTAACCGTTCATCGTACACCATGTAATCTGCATTCCAATAGAAACTATGCTCAATATTACCGGACTTTAACGAAGTTTTTACGAGCGGATCTTGACTTGCTAAAGCGATCATGGCAGTTGCTTTCTCTCGCTCATCAGTAGTAGCTACTGTAAATCCTTCTTTGAGTGCTTCGTCCCTAGCCTCCTTGTTAGCTTTGGTTGTAAAACCATCGAAGAACCTGTACTCAGTGTCAATCTTACTCGGCTCTTGCAACATCGTATGAACTAACGATCCAAGTCGTAGTGCTGCTGAGTCCTTCTTCTCCGCTAACGGATACATCAGAAACTCAAATAAACTATCGTTTGCTTTCTTTAGCCAACTTGCGCTGATATGTGTCAGTCCTGCGTGATAATCAGCGTTAGACTGCTCCTTGAGGATGAGTGGAGGCTGTACTTGCCAATCCCTGTAATATGTTGGAAGTTCCATGTGGTTTATTATTAAGGGTGGTTTATTATTAAGGGCAGACTGCTACATCTGCCCATTCACTAGTCAACGCACTCGTAAGCCCATGTATCGAAACATGGTAGCATCTACTTACTAATCCATTAACTCAGTGTGCTAGTCCTTGCCTACGAGTGCGTTGTAAATACTTTAGATTTGCATCAAGATACGTGCTGTAACTTTTTCGCCCGCTTCAGAATCAGTTGATGTAGATTCAACCGTTTCGTGAATTTTTACTCCCGGTACAAATGTTAATGCTTCTGCAATATTGTCACCTTGCTGAGTAGTTACTTGAACCACGCATCCCACTCCGTCAATTTGCATCGCTTTTGTAGATTTCATCCAACCCTCTTTCTGTGAGGATGCCTTGCTGATTAACTTGAACGTGTCGCCATTGCCCCAAAACTGAATGTCTTTTACATTGTCTTTTGCTTGCGATGCTGTTGTATTGCCTAATGTTTTTTCTGCCATTGTTTTAAGTTGTTAATAGTTTGTAAATTTCATCGTTGTTTAAGTGTTTGTTACGCCTCATTGTTTCACACGCATGAGGTAAATCTTCTAAATTAATCTCGATACTAGAAAGGCAGGTCGTCATTGTCGGCTGCTGCGGGCGCACCTGCTGTGTAACTGGGAGGCGTTGCTTCCTGAGTTACTGAACCAACTCTGTTAATCACATCTACCTTCCATGCTCTTCCATTAGAATACCAACGGTTATTGTATTCACGTGATTCATAGTTAAACGACACATTCAATTCTGAACCTAATCCAAGCCCATCAAGCAAACTGATTTTGTCGTTCCATAATTCAAACGCTGCTTTTTTAGGATAGTCACCGCCAGTTTCAATTACAAATTCCTTCTTCTTTCCGTTACCTACTGCTTGCTCTTCGAGGACTGCAACAAGTTTACCTTTTAATTCGATTGCCATTTTGTTATGTATATATAATATTAGTTATGATGTCAACGGTACTTGTTTCGGTTTCGACTCTTGTTTCACCTCAACCTTCACAGGCTCAGGCTCTTGCGCCACCTCCGTAGCTTCAGTAATAAACACATCACTTACATCTACGTGCTGAACGTCAACTGTTTTTGTCGTTGAGGATTCATCTTCTATCGAGATGGCACTATTCAACCGCTCAAATGCTTTTTCATTCTTCACGTTGTGCTTTGGAATAAACTTATACAGTCTACGAATCACAGTCTTGCGACACATTTCAGCAAAGTGTTCTAGCCAGATGCCTGTTAGTTTACCTTGTTTCTTATTTATCTCAGACTTCATGGCAACTTCCATGATCTGATCTACGGTCATCATCTCTACGTGCTTATTACCATCTGCATCTGTAGCGATTGCATAGGCACATGAGATTTCACCTGCGTTCTTCAATGCTGGCTTATGATGCAATCTAGGATTTAGCCCAAACTCATAATCAAACTCATCGTTCTCATAAACAACTCTTGCTTCGATGGTTTTAACGATGCCAGATGAGAGGGCGAGATAAATCAATCCTTGATAACCCGGTCTAAAAGATATTTTACCTCCCTGTGGAATTAAATATCCGTGACCTAGTGCGGGATTCAAGCTAAGTCCCGACATGGAAACATTCATGACTGCTTGTGATGCTGACTTAGGGTTCTTGATGGCGATGCCTTTAATGTAATCTCCGCTACCTAATATCTGCATGGCAAACATGGATTCCTTTTCGAAACTCATATCTGGTGCTGCGTCTAAGAATGACTTCTCTACTTTCTCTATCGCTGCTTTGTATGGTACTACTGCTGTTGACATTATACCTCCTCCGTTTTAGCAAATGATTCAAAATACTTACTGAAGTTTTCCGTGAAATACTCTTTCTGACGAATAGCATTCTCCATGTCTTGTTTATGTTTTTCGATTTCTTTTTCCATTAAATCTAAAACAGTTGCCTTCTTAAATCTTGTTTCGTCAATATAGTTAGCAGGCGCAATTTCGTATTGTCCTTCGCATTGGTTATTGATATACGCAAACTTAATTTTAGCGGAATTGTAGTCGATCTCTAAATACGCAACAACAATTGTTGGTAATTTCTTAAAGTTATCAAACGATACAATTACAGCAGGGCAAGTTTTATATTTATCACTGTACTCTTTCATTAGTAATCGAACATTATCTCCGATTTTATATTCTTCGATTACTTTTGCATAGCGCATATCTATTTCTAGTTTTACGCCATTAATTTCTACAACTGTTTTTTCTGTTGACATAGTGTTTATGTGTTAACTTCGTTAGTTCGTTTTACTCACAATAATCGTGCCAGAAGCGACGGAGCGTTTCACCTCCTGCACCTCGTTGTAAAACTTACTTACTTGCACAAGCAAGTCCATTGGTGCTGCTGATGATAAATGTTT